GCTGGTTTTAATGCTGGAACTATAACTGATGACATTAGGTTTGCAACAACATCACCTTTTCTTGGATTATTACAAACATTAACTAATGGTCAAAGCTCTTCGTATGGTGAAACATTTAATACTATAAATAATACAAGCGCACAAACAAAAGCAAATTCAGAGCAATTTAATTTTGGTCAATTATTATGGGGTGATTCTATTGAGTTTGCAAGAAGTAGTTTGCAAGTTGACGATGGAACAGATTATGTAAACACAAATTCAAGCGGTTTGTGGGGTGTTGGAACATTAACTGGAACTAAAACATTTACTCAATTATTGATTGATGAATTTTTATATGGTCAAACTAAAATAGTTATTACTCCAACAATGAGATTAGCTGTTGGTGTTGCAAATAAAAATCAAACTGAAGGAACTGCAACAAGACCAAGATATGTGAATCCAATTGGTAAATTAAGAGAAACAAGAGCAACTGCTGATCCAGAATATTTTTTTAGAAGAGGTAAATTTTATACTTTATTAGATGAATGGGATTATGAAGGTTATCAAATAATAAGAAATGTAGTATCAACAAGCAATCAAAATAATAACATTGGAAATTTAGGTGGCAATCAATTAAATGCTCCTAATAATTCAGCAATGTTAATTAATCCAGTAAGTCAAGCATTAGCACAAAACAGTTTAATTGCATATTTAAGTGCAACAATTCCATCAACTGGATCAAATGTAGCTGTAAATGGTAACTTTAATGTTGCAACTGGTTGGACACTAGGAACTGGTTGGAGTATTGATACAACTGCAAAAAAAGCTAATTTTACAGCAACTGGCTCAACAAGTGATTTAGTTCAATCAGTATTAACTCAAGAGCTTACTTATCAAATAAATTTTAAAGTAGTTGTAACAGCTGGAACGTTATTAGTAAAAGCTGGAACAAGTGGTCAAACAGAAACAATTACATCATCTGGTGATTATTCTATTTATTTAACTTGCGAAGGCTCAAGTGATATTAAATTTCAAGCTGGAACAACATTCACTGGGTCTATAACTTATATAACTTTAAGAGATCAAAAATCATTAAGCTCTGTTCCAATCAATGCAATAGGCACAGCTGTATTTAAAACTGGTGATACATTTAATTTAATTAACTCAAATGATGACCAGCCATTAGCATTAACAGTAACATCAAATCAAGGGTCAACAGATACATCAATAAGCGTTTCTTCAACTCCATTATATGCTGACATAGATGCTGGGTCATATTTACTTATAAATCAAGAAGATTTATCAGCTCAATATCAAAACAAAACAAAAGGTACAGTTGGTGGATTTGATATTACAGCAACAAGTATTGATTCTGGAAGTGTTGCAATTAGTAGTTATATAGATGACGATAGTTTTGGAACTGCAAGTGCTACAAGTTTAGCAACAAGTGAAAGCATAAAGGCTTATGTTGATACGCAAGTTGGCTCGGCTGATACTCTTCAAGAAGTTACAGATAATGGAAACACAACTACTAACTCAATAATGATTGGTAGTTCATCAAGTCCAAATAGAACTTTACACATTACTGGACAACAAGCAATTTCAAATTCTGATGATTCTGGTGCATTTTTATTTATACCTTCTTCTTCTGATAATAAAATTTATTCAAGAGCTGGAAATGCAACATCATCTGCTTTGCCTTTAGTTTTTCTAAATGGTAATACTGAAAGAATGCGTTTGACATCAGCTGGAAAATTGGGAATTGGAACATCAAGCGTAGATGCTCCTATAACAGTAACAAACAATGCTGTTTCTTCTTATATTATTAACGTAAATATGGCTGATGATGTTGATGGGGGTGGTTTTTATGAAGCTACTGGTGGTGTTGAGCTATATTTAAAAGACACATCTGGAAATGGTCAAGTTAAATTAACATCTTCAGGTGATTCATATTTAAATGGGGGTAACGTAGGAATTGGAACTTCAAGTCCTAATACTAAATTAAGAATTGATATAACAGATTCAACAACTTATTCAAGCACATCTTTTGCTCAAAATATTTTAAGATTAAATAACAATTCAACTACTGATAATAGTTATGCAGCATTAAGTTTTGCTGTCCAAAATAATAGTGGTAATACTGGAAATGCATCAATAATAGCTTTTTCAACAAGCACAAATTCAAGTGCTGGTATGGCTTTTCAAACAAGAGATGCTGGTAGTTATGGAGAAAGAATGCGGTTGACATCTGGAGGAAATCTTTTAATTAATAGAACATCTGATGCTGGTTCTAGAGTTCAAGTTGATGGAGAAATTAGAATTTATAACGCTAATTTTGATATTAATTCTGATAGTTATGGTTATAGGTTTGGAGCTGGTGATTGTGGAATTTTTCACACTGGCTATAATATGACTTTTAAAAACTACAATGGTAGTTCACTACAAGAAAATATGCGATTGACATCAGCTGGAAATCTACTCATTGGAACAACAACTGATTCTGGGTATAAGCTAACAGTAAATGGTGATATTAAACTAAATGACAATGCTATTAGAATTGGTAGTTCATCATTAGGTGATTTAAAAATTTATCATTCAACAAATAGTTTTATACAAAATGATACTGGTGATTTATATATAACACAAACAGCTGACGATAAAGATATAATATTCCAGTCTGATGATGGTAGCGGTGGAGTTACAGAATATTTTAAATTAGATGGTAGTCTAGTAGATGGTAGTAATACTTTAGGAGCAATAAGTTTTCCAGATAAATCAAAAATATTTATGGGAGCTGAAAATGATATAAGAATATATCATGATAGCAGTAATTCTTATTTTCAAAATACAAGTGGTGATATAATTATACAAAATTTTGCAGACGATAAAGATATAATTTTTAAATCAGATGATGGTAGTGGAGGTACAACAGCGTATATAACTTTAGATGGTAGTCAAACAACTATTAATTTAGAACAAAATGTTTTAATAGGAACAACAACTGATAGTGGTGAGAAACTTGTTGTACAAGATTCTGCACAAGCAAAAATGAGATTAGTATCTGATGGTAATAATGGTGCAAGATTTGATTTGCATAGTTCTGGAGGTGGTAGATATTCATTACAAGCATTATCAAATGGTGATTTTTTTATGTTTGATGAAGCAAGTGGTCATACAGTTCAAAGATATTTTAATGGGGCTGCTGGTGCTTGGACTTGGTACACAGTTGGAGCTGAAAAAATGCGTTTAACATCTGGAGGAAACTTACTTATAGGAACAACAACTGATTCTGGTGTTAAATTAGAAGTTAGCCAAGAAACATCAACAACAAATGATTCGCAAAATGTTTTAAAATTAACACATACAACAAGCGGAACAACAGCAAATGGATTTGGAACTGGTATTGGGTTTTTTAGTGAAAATAGCACTTATAGCACTATAAATGAAATTGGTAGAATTGAAGTAATTGAGACACATGAAGTAGCTTTGCGTGATGATATGTTGTTTTATACGAAAGGTGACAATGTATTAAGTGAAAAATTAAGAATTAAAGGAAATGGAAATCTACTAATAGGAACAACAACTGATAGTGGTTTTTATAAATTAGATGTAAATGGAAAACAAAGAGTCCAAAGTGTATTAGAATTAGATGATGTTTTAACTTTAAATGCAATATCTACTCCAAGTGACCCAGCAAATAATAAATCATCAATATATATGGATTCAGCTGATGGATCTATAAAAGTAAAAATAAATGTAGGGGGAACAGTAGTCACAAGAACTATTGCCTCTTTTGAATAAATAAATAAATAAAAAAAAATGATAACATATAAATGGATAATATCTTCAATGGATTGTGTAATACAAGAAACTGTTGAAGGACAAGAACTGCAAAATGTAGTAAACATGGTGCATTGGCGAAGAGCTGCGTCAGAAGGTACTGAAGGTGAAGAAAATTATTACTATGCTGATGTATATGGTGCTATGCCTTTGACATCACCTGACCCTAATGATTTTGTGCTTTATGAAAATCTTACTGAAGCTGATGTTGAGGTTTGGTTAAATGAAATGACTGAGCCAACTCCAGCTGAAATGGATGCTCAATTAGCTGCAAATATTGAACTGCAAAAGA